ATTCTTTAACCTCCCTCAGTTCAATTCAAAGATACCATTCGCACTCGGTGTAATCGTCAGAGTGTTACCCGACGTCACACTAAATTGTGCCGTTGATAGCTGCGAAAAACACAGAATCAAAGAACCCTGCCAGATCACAGCGAACTTGACCGCAGAGATGTTACCACCAGCCGCAGTCCAAACCACCGCTGTGGAATCAAATCGCATCTCGGAAGCCGAAGCACCAGCACCCCAAGTCACACCTGTCATTGATTTACCAGAAGAAGAATATCCGAATGCTTCTGCAACTTGGTTTGTGACCGCAGCCAATGTTGACAACGTCAAAGTCGCTGCATTGGAAGCAGATGTATATAAACTCATCCGCCATCCAGCCGCATCCAGATCAAGCGTCGCATCCATCAAATGCTTCTTCGCCGCGTTGTAAAATGTCCATGCGCCTGCAGCCATCTCACTTCTCCTTTGTTGAATCCATTTCCGGGGTCACCATCGACCCAAGCATTGCTGACAGCCGCATAGTAGCAGCTATCAATCCATCACCACGAATATTGAGGCGAAACTTGTCCCCATAATCACGAACAAAATTCTGAAAATCCCTAGCTTGTTGCATCATCCATGGAGCACATTCAAATCGACACGCCAGATCACCCCGACCGGGCGGCTTTAACCAGACAGCAATCCTGCCATCCCTGTCATTCTCAATTTGTTTATAACCATGATGTGCATCATCCAACCAGCACGAATCAAATCCAAAAATATCAAAAGACTGAAAGCCTAACATACAAAGTAAACCAATTGCCTTGATCGCAACGGTCGTCCCATCTCCAATTGGGAAAACACGCTCAAAATAATACTGCTTGAGCATCTCATATTCTTCTTCACCACCGGAACAACAATGCCAGATCAGAACATCGCGGTCCTTACACAACTCAAACGCATCAGGATGACATTGCGACGCCAACATATATTTACAACCGGGTATTGGCGTCTGAACAAAACGAGAATTAAACTGACGCGCATCTAACACAATAACAGCTGATGGTCTGATGTTACGATCGATACACCATTGATAGCTTCCATTGACGGCGATCACTTTGGCACCAGCCCAATAAGCTTCAACCAATTGCTTCTCAGTCTTGACCAAGGAAGGTCCGCCACACACCAGAGCTACGGTTTCCTTATTCGGAGCATGTGGATGAGCTTGAGGTAATTGACGCCGAATATTGAATGCGACCTGTTCTCGTAATTTTTCTGGCGGAACATTAACACCATTCTCAGGACTAAATGATATCGGATAGAGACCTTCTTGATTAAACACATGCTGCTGATTCATTTTTCCACCACAAACAAAGCTGTCTCACAAAGGTCCCGCGCATCAATGACGCTGCCACTTCCACGAAGATGTTCAAGCCACCAAGTAAAAGGTCTGACTGTCAGATGCAACGGTTGACCAATAACGGCTCCAAATGAATCAGGCACCAATGCAATTTGGAACCATGATACGCGACAAGATGAAATGATACGATCGATAACCAGCATCGTATATTCTGTTGGAATATGCTCCATCACATCACAACAGAACCCATAATCGTAACCATACTTATAATAATTCGTCCAATCTCCCCAAAGTGAAGATTGAATAAAATATTGACGCGGAATATCCGAATGTAAACCAGCATCAGTTATATCAATCCATCGTACATCAAGTCCCAAACGCTTAAATTCAAGTCCAGCTTCTCCAGTACCGCATCCAATATCAATTAACTTAAAGTGTTCATCTGGTTTAATGATATCCATGAACCGCGATACATTTTCCATTCCCGGAGAATATTTGCGATAATCCGGCACATCATTCCACAACTCGGAATACTTGGCGCGTTCGGTTTCGATGATATTCATGTGCTGTAAGCCAACATTCTGTTTTGAGTGATATTGGAAATATCTCCAGCAAATAAAACATTGCCACTGCTGTAACTCATGGAGACGCCATCATTGAAAACAGCCCGGCTAATTTCAGAATTACAATTGAATCCGGTCCTAAAATTTCTCAAAAATACCTGATTAAAAACCCCACCTTTCATTCTTGCCAGATTGAAACCTGCTTGAGTATCAGAAGATAAATTTTCTGCATAAATATTTTCAATTAAAATATTTGTTTCGTAAATTGGATTATGCAATGGAATATAACCAATTTCTCTGAATATATTATCAGCGAAACAATCACACCGGATAACAGAAGCCCCATTGGCACGTTCAAGAATAATACCAGAAATACTGGTCCCCATGAAAGCCCTACGACTCATTACAGGATCGCTACAAAATTCAAAACCAAAATCACCGCCATAATGTGCAACACCATTCATGCGACAACCAACAATATTAACATTACGAACTGTGATGGCATTACAAGCAGATAACCTGATCGGTTCTGAGGAAAGATGTGCCATCGTACCAACGTTGATACGATTAATCGTAATGTTACTTGGATGAAGAGTGCGGAATGTTCCATTGTCAAAATTTGCACGATTTTGCGGAATAGTGTTGGGTACACCAATCGTTCCCCAATCAAAATTAACGACTCCAATTGCATTACTATTATCAGAAACCTTGATATCTGAAATAAGACCATGACGCATACCGCCAATGCCAGCAATATGAAAACCATTTTGTTTTACAGTAGACAGTTCAAGATCATAAATCCACCAATCAGATGCTTCACTATATGGTCCAAATTCAGTCATATTAATAATTTCGCCATTAGCATCACCCAATGAAATTACCGATTGATAAATAGACTGGATGCTATCTACATTAGAAACTGCCGTCACTGCCACCTTTCCTCTGCCAATAATCCTTGATCCACTTTGTAAACGAATTCCATAATTATTGCTATCAATTTCCAGATTAATACGAGCACCATTCATCATCAACGTCTTGCCAGCTTTGATAGATAATCCACGCTCAGGTACCTCATAACTAATAACAACCCGATATGTACGATCACTGGATAAACAAACAACATCACCACTGGAAACAGTATCAATGGCCTGCTGTAAAGCAGCGCGATCATCTGCAACACCATCCCCAACTGCACCAAATTGTTCTGGAGCTAACATTTATTATTAATCCATGATCGTATGAATTTTAATCGACCCGAACTCTTGAAATCTGATCCTGATCGATCCAAAAACTTGTGTTTTGATCCTGACCGATCCAAACTCCTGTTCAACTAATCTCTGTGTTGATCCTGATCGACCCCAGAATTTGAGGTTGCGGAGCAACGATAATATGAATCTGATCAGCTGCATAAGGAACGCCTCCAACGACAACAGTACAATCAACCAAGACATTACCGGCAATAGGACAACTGACAACCAGTGAACCGGCAGTTGCAGTGCTTGGAAAATTTGTATCAGGTTGAATCCATTGAGTGCTATCAACAACAGGAGCAACCAACATCGGATTCCCAGCTGTATCGAGATATTCAATCGTACAGGTTACCGTATGACCAACCGTTACATTGACATCAGGCATTTCTCAAAACTCCATATTGATTAAACCAATCTTGCTATTGCTTTCCAGTTAGCACTAAAAGCAAAATCATCACCATCATTCAAACTATTGGTTGTAGCAATTGCGAATCTTTCAGTATTGGCAGCAGGCACAGTTGGTGATGAACATCTAACATTGGTGATACTGGATAAAGTCATCGTTGGAACAATTGCTTTTGATACTTTAAATAATAATGTCCAAGTAAATGATCTACCTGTCAGAGCACCTGATACAGAATTAAAAGCTAAATCAGCGGCTTCAGCATATCTCTGGCATTTTACTTTATTAAAAGTAGGATCAGGCAACGCGAATGCTGGAGCAATAGAACCAATCGTTAAACTCACATCGAATAATTCAAATATATTACCAACAGTTCCAAGAAAATTAAATTGTGAAGATGACGCCAATAGACTACCAGCTGCCCAAACCGACGCTGTACCATGAAAGGTCGTACCTGCCATCAGTGTCCAAGCTATTCTTAACCCAACAACACCTTCACCATATAACCATGTGCCACTTTGATCGAGAGCAATCGTAACTGACTTAATTACATCTGTATTGGCTTCACCACCCGTAATGGTAAATGGCTCCTGATAACTACGGCTTAACGCAGAGTTTCGTAAAGCTACATGATAGGTCCCGGCAGGCGCTTTACAACCAAATTGAATGGTAACTGTCTTGGCTTGACTATCACCCAACCTAAGTTCAGCGACATCTGAACCTTCCAGATTACAAGCAATAAAGGAAAAATCACCGGCAGCAACTGATGCATCTGCTGTTGCCACAGTAAACCGTATACGATTTCGCGAACCACTCGGAGTAGTAGATGTTACTTGTGCTTGGTTCACACTTCCAGCATGACCTTGAATACCGGAAAAACCATCAACCATATAATAACCAGAAACTGCTGATACAGTCGAACCATTCTCAATGCTAGAAAGCATCGCTCCATTGAAAATATAATTCTTGTAAGTCGCACCAGTGACACCAGTTGCGCCTGTGTCACCTTGCGGACCTTGTGGTCCTTGCGTCCCTTGCGGGCCTGTTGCACCTTGCGGACCTACTGGACCAGTATCGCCATCAAAACCAGATGGTCCGCGTAATCCTTGTTCTGGAACTTCAATAACCGTTATCGCAGCATCGGCTACAATAACAACATCATCATCCAGTTCAGCTGAAACCGTGACATTGGAATCATCATTGTTGACAATAACATCATAACTCATAGGTTAAGTCTCATCACGTGACGGACCTGCCGAATGAGTCAATACCCCGCTCCAAATTCTTGTTTGCGTCACACCACTCGTCATGATCAAGGAGTGCTCATATGTTCCCGGTTCTAACTGCAAAAGTTTTTCTTGAGATATCGTTAATTGAAATTGACCAGCTATTGAATTTACATACACAATACTTCCATCAACAGTCGTCAATTTCAATTCAACCGTCACATCGGCAGCTTTCCGTCTAACCGACATGTGCATCGATGTGCCGGTTAAATCAATTGGTGTAGTAATCGTACCACCAGATACCCAAGCATTTACAAATACTGATCCGACCAAAACAAAAGTCGTCCCGGTGACAGCATTAATCACCCAAGTCCCATTCGCTTCAACCGTCCCAAAAACATCCTCTATTGTTACAACTGAACCGTTTGCCAATCCTGACCCAGCCGTGGAAAGAACAGAAATACGAACATTACCACCACCATTATTAGCTGCGCCAATAACAGCAAGCGACAAGGCTGTTCGATAGATAAACCCTCTGGAAAAATCAGCATCACTTTGAGTAATGATATCTACAATTGGCATCTGTTATGATTCCGATACGACAAGACCATACACTTCGACAACCTGCTGCAAGGTAGCCGTTGTTTGGTCACCATCATCTTCTCGTGGCCACGTTTGCCGCCAATGACCCTGATATGGAAAATCTGTTTGCCAAGAAATGTATCCAGCATCATCAACATTCGTGATAATCTGTCGCTTACTGGAATAAAGCCGACCGTCATCAGCCAACCAATACCAATCAAGAATATCATACATGATTTTATAAATCCATTTTTATGCATACAAACCAGTTACTGCAACACCAGCAATCGTCCCCGGATAATAAGTTAGTCCACCACCAGCACTATTGATGACAGAATTCAAATCAGAACGAAATCTTGTACCAGTAACATTTCCACCACTCGTTGTACTCAATAAAATCATTTGAGAAATTCCCAATATGCTGCAATAAATAAAAGCGATTGAATAGGTAATCGGCACAATAAAATTCAAAGCGATAGTCGGTGGTGAGGTATTGATACTATCAAAGATGCCTCCTTGAGCGCAATGAACGCAAGCGGTAGCCCCACCAGTTACTCGCAATTTTCCAGAATACCTAATTCGAGCACCTAGATGAATTTGCATCTGAGCAGCAACACAAGCACCAAATTCACAATCAATAAGAATCAGCGTTGTCACACCTTGTACAGCAATTCCTGCCATCTCATCAACAGGAGAACCACCAGTAGCAGACGAAAACTTAAAACCAGTAAGATTATGAGACTTACCAACATCAGTACCAGACATCGCAATTTTATTCGTTGTACTAATATGAACATTCGCAGGAGTGGTTGCATTCCCAATCCAAAAAACATTACCTGAACCTGCCATTGCTTTAAGTCTAAGCCCGCCAGTATAAGTCGAATCAGCAACATTGATTGTGATATCAAAACCATTGAGATTATAATTCGCAATCGTATCCATTGCCTTTTGCAATGTCAGCCAAGGTCCATGGCCACCACCAACCACTGCAGCCGTTCCATCATTGGAATCATTACCAGTTGCACCATTGACATAGAATATTCGAGATGAAGTAAGAACAACTGTACCAGTGGTTGGAGCCGTCGATTTCCATACCAATTGAAATTGAGTTCCATCATAAACCAAACAAACCATCATTCCAGCCAGCATTTCTGCGGCAACCAATGGAGTCAAATCCGTATGTAAAATATTCTTGGCGCCCATCGCATTAACATTGATAGTCGATGCACCAGTATTTGAATTAGTCACTTTCATGACGACAGTAAGATATTTAAAATAAGTAAGTGGTGACGGGACCAACGTCACAGAATAAGCATTCGCCGTACCGGCATCATCCTTGCCATTCAATAATCCACTTTGAACAGCACGTGCTAATTGATGAAGATCAGCATTACTAGGAGATTGTAATCCAGCATCCGTAATCGCATTGACGATTTCACGTTGCGGATATTCTATGGAAGCCGCTGGCGGGATTGATCCTGCTAAACCGATAGCTGGATTACCATTGACATAAGGTGCATCAGCAGCGCCACCATAGGGTTGGTTATAAAGCATATTGTAATTCTCCTTAAGGGGTACCAGCCATTGAACCGCCAGCCACCAGACCTGAATAATCAAAAACAATTTCTGTATGAGCAGGCTTGTAACGTTGCATCAAGCATTCAAGATCAGAAGCAATACCAATCCGCAAATGAGGATCAATACCAGTTTGCCCTGACGTAACCCGAAACCAAGTCAACCTTGCCAAACCAACATGAATAATCCAGTAAAAACGATTTTCTGGAGGACCCAACATATACGGGTATTCACTGAACTCACCGAGCGCCACCGGCAACCCATAAGTATTCAGCAATGGCTTGCCAAACTCATTAAACATTGGTCCACCATTGCCGATCTGTCTGTTATCACCAACGCGGTCAATGCCAACCATAAATGGTCTAAATTCAGAAATGGAAATTGTATAACCAATCCTCAAAGCCATCGCGATAAAAAATTCACGCGACTGCGCGCCCAGTAAAGTCATCCGCATCAACAAAGCTAACCGACGTTCGCCAAACGTTACAGGCTCAGAAAGACATGGATCAGGAAGTCCCCAAGCCCGTTCCCATTCAGGCAGCAAAGCCGTCGTAAAACGA